TGTTTGCAGAGCAAGCCGAGCAGAAGATATACAGCACGGTGCAGATTCCTGCGTTGCGTAAAAATCAAACAGGTACTTTAACTACTGGGAATAAGTATCTGACGATGCCTAGCGGTATGTTGTACGTATTTTCTTTAGCAATTATTAGTGGAAACAACTACATTTACTTGTTGGACAAAGACTCTAACTTCATCCGTGAAGCCTATCCTAACCCTGCAACCACAGGTACACCCCAACATTACGCTATATTTGACGAAACAAGTTTTATTATAGGGCCAACACCAGATGCTAATTACGCTGCCGAAATACATTTTGGGTACTACCCACAGTCGATTGTGACTGCTGGTACTACTTGGCTAGGCACTAATTTTGATTCAGCGTTGTTAAACGGCACGTTGGTAGAAGCAATACGCTTTCAGAAGGGTGAGCCTGATATGGTGGCGTTGTACGAAAAAATGTATGTGCAAGCATTGGCCCTGTTGAAGAACCTTGGTGACGGCAAACTCCGTGAGGATACTTATCGTTCTGGGCAGGTTAGGAGAGAAGTCGCTTGATTAGTGCAGATGGTCTGGTTGAAGTAGGCAACGTCACAGTAAAGACAGTTTCTAGCAGAGGCTTTACTCCCGAAGAGCTGGCTGAACAGGCGCTAGACAAGATTATTTATGTAGGAGGCAACTGCCATCCGGCCATACAGGAGCAGGCAGAGGCTTTCAAAAATCAAATTCGTGGTGTGTTAGTGGAAAGCATGAAACAAGCTATACGATCTGACCGCACTACTTTGGCAAATAGGTTCCGTGATGTTGGGCATTCGGAACTTGTAAAATTATTGGAGATTTAACATGGCTATTACCGTCACTACAGCGATGCCAACCAGCTTTAAAGTTGAGCTGCTTAAGGGCTTACACGACCTGCAAAATGGCGCTGATACATTGAAGATTGCGCTATTAAAGGCAACTGCTTCAGGCAGTGGAACCTATGGTGCTGCAAGCACTAACTATTCCGACATCACTGGCAACAGCGATGAAACCAGCGGTACAGGATACAGCGCAGGCGGTAACACTCTGACCAACGTAACTCCTGTGGCTAGTGGCACTACTGCTGTCTGCGATTTTGCTGACACTACTTGGTCAAGTGCGTCTTTCACTACAAGTGGCGCGATGATCTATAACACTAACAACTCTAATTCTGCTTGTGCGGTATTAAGTTTTGGTGGCGATCAAACTGTTAGCACTGGAGATTTCCAAATCCAGTTTCCCGCTGCTGGCGCTTCTACTGCGATTATTCGCATAGCTTAGTAGGACAGCCTCATGTATTCAGGGCCAACAAGCGGCTTTGGTGAGCGAGGCTGGGGCAGTAATAGCTGGGGTGGTGTAGGTACCATCCTAGACCTCGGGGCGACTTGGGGAAACGGTGCTTGGGGCGAAGGTGCTTGGGGTGAGAATGTTAATGTCTCCGTTTCCGGCACCGGAGCAGTAGGGACTGTAACATTTGCTATATCGGATAGTGTTGTTCCGGTAGGCGTGGCAGGTACAGGTGCAATAGGCACCGTCGCAATAAATGTCGGAGACTCCGTAGTTGTAAGTGGAGTGGAAGGCACCGGGGCTGTAGGGACTGTAGTAACTAACTACAGCAGCGTCCAAATACCCACAGGGGTACAGGGCGTAGGAGAAATGGGAGGCTTCGTCGTTGCTGTAGACGATGTGGTGATCCCGGTAGGTGTCGAGGGCACCGGCGCGGTTGGTACTGTAAATGTTTTCATTGCCGACATTGTTATACCAGATGGCGTAAGTGCCACAGGTGCTGTAGGGAATGTAACAACCCAAGTAGCTCTTAATGTTACTGGGGTCAGCGGAACCGGAGCTGTAGGGACTGCAACGGATGCAGTAGTGCCTGCAATCACAGGCGTATCCGGCACAGGTGCCATAGGCACAATAACACCGGCCTACGATAGAAATGTTACTCCAACAGGCGTATCAGGCACAGGACAGATAGGTGCAGATGGCGCTACTGTAGTTCCAGCAGTAACAGGTGTAGCAGGAACTGGTGCAATAGGCACCGTAGCGATTTCGGTAGACGAGACAATTATCCCTACGGGAGTAGCTGGAACCGGTGCAGTTGGGGATGTAAACTTTTTTATATGGACTACAATAGACGACAGTCAAACACCTAACTGGACAAACGTAACAGACACACAGACGCCCGGATGGGTGGATATAGATAAAGCCGCCTAGGAGCTGACGAATGGCTACTTATGTAAACAATTTAAGACTTAAAGAAATAACCACAGGTGATGAAGACGGCACTTGGGGCACGAGTACAAATACAAATTTAGAGCTTATCGGAGAATCGCTAGGGTATGCTACGCAAGCAGCCTTTGCTTCAGACGCTGATGCTACTACGACGGTGGCTGATGGAGCGACTGACCCGGCTCGTGCGCTGTATTTAAAGGTCACTTCTGGCGCGTCTCTTACGGCAACCAGAACCTTGACTATTGGGCCAAACACCGTTTCTCGGGTGATGTGGATAGAGAACGCTACTAGCGGAAGTCAGTCTATAAACATATCACAAGGCTCTGGCGCTAACGTCACCATAGCCACGGGTGCAACAAAGATTGTATATCTGGATGGCGCGGGTTCCGGTGCTGCTGTAGTTGATGCCAATGCTAATGTGCCGGGCGGAAATATAACGCTATCGCAAGTTACTGATGTTACTTCTACAGCAGCGGAAGTTAATTTGCTAGACGGTTCTGTTGCAGGGACTATAGTGAACAGTAAGGGTGTTATTTACGGAGCATCTGGTGAAGTTAACGCCACTACTCTGCAAATTTCTGGCACGGCCATCACATCTACAGCAGCAGAATTAAATATCCTTGATGGGGTAACGGCCACGGCCACAGAGCTTAATTACCTAGACATCACGACCCTTGGAACCACAGCGGCCTCCAAAGCTGTCACAGCAGATGCTAATGGTGTAGTCACGTTTGACAACGGAAAGATTGAAGAGTCTACCGCGATTACCTCAAGTTCTAACGCAGCGACTATTAATCTAAGGGATGGTGATAATTTCACTCATACTCTTTCAGAGAACGTGACCTACACATTCTCTAACCCTGCGGCGAGTGGTAAAGTCAGTGCATTTAGTTTGAAGGTTATCCAAGACTCTTCGGCCAGAACTATTACGTGGCCGGGCAGTGTTGATTGGGCAGCAGCTACTGCACCAACTCTTACCGCAACTTCTGGCGGTGTTGATGTTTTCGTCTTTGTTACCTATGACGGCGGCACTAATTACTACGGCTTCACTGCCGGACAGGCGATGGGCTAATGAGCACAGCTAACAAGTTATTCCAAGCTGCCTCTGGCGGTGCTGGTGGTGATAAAGTCTATGTAGAGGATGTGTTCGGAACATTCCTTTATGTCGGAGACACATCTGCAACAAGCCGCACGTTGACCACGGGGATGGACTTTGACGATAAAGGTGGTCTTGCGTGGTTTAAGAGAAGGACAAACCAAGGTGATGGACAGATATATGACACTGTAAGGTCTGGATTAAAATATCTAGTGCCAAGCAGCAGCAGTGGAGAAGCGGCTCAAGGAAGCCCCGCAGATTTAATTAGCTTTAATAGCGATGGCGTAACTATAGGACAAAATAGTCCGGTCAATGCATCTGGCGAAGACATTGCCTTGTGGCAATTTTTGAAGCAGCCGGGATTTTTTGATATTCAAACGTACACCGGAAATAATTCAGGTCAAACCTTAACGCATGACTTAGAATGTGTCCCTGCAATGATTCTAATTAAGAGGACGGATTTTGGTGATGATTGGGTTGTATATCACGTAGGTTCAGATAGCAGTGCGCCTGAAGACTATTCATTAAAACTTAATGATACTGACGCAAGGTCTAATAATAATGGAGCGTTTAATGATACGGCTCCTACGGCAACACATTTTACTGTTGGTAATAGCGCACAAGTAAGTCAAGGCGGCGCAAGTTTTGTTGCTTATCTGTTTGCAGGTACTAATGATTCGGATAGCCAAATATTCGGTGCTGGTAGTGACGAAGCTATTATTAGGTGCGGGAGTTATACGGGTAATGGAAGTTCAACCGGCCCAGAAGTAACTGTTGGTTTTGAGCCGCAGTGGTTGATGATTAAAGGAGTAGGAGACTCTGACTGGATAATGCTTGACATTATGAGAGGCATCCTAACTGGTAGTAATGATGCAAGACTTAGAGCCAACGTAAATGGTGCAGAGACTTCTACTATAGATTTTCTTAGTATCACATCTACGGGTTTTAACGTAGCAACCAATAATTCTAACGTAAACACAAACGGGACAGTTTACACCTACATGGCAATCCGCAGACCTATGAAGACTCCTGAAGCGGGTACTGAAGTTTTTAATGGAGTCCTTACAAGTTCAGACAGTTCAACAACTACAGGGTTTCCAGTGGATATCGGATTCCCAGTTGATTTGGCGTGGGTAAAATACACAACACTTGCGGCGGGCGCATTTTGGATGCAACGCCTGACAGGTTTGACAGCCAACCCGCAGCCGGGACAAGGGAAGCTGGCTCCTCCTAATACTACTGCGCAAGCTAACAGTGGAGAGTTGTGGGGCGCAGATAATATGACCGGATACAGGATATACGGACATACCTATCAAAGAATTTGTTATGGATTCAAACGCGCCACAGGATTTATGGATATGGTGGCTTATACTGGTAATGGAGCATCTTCTCACGCCATAACACATAATCTTGGCGTTTCTCCTGAGTTAATTATTACGAAAAGAAGAGACACAACTGGTGATTGGAGAACAGCTACTAATTTTAGCGCCTCGGCTTATAGCCTATACAAAGTTAACGAAGTAGACCCTGCCACGAATATAAATTATGCCGCTTATGGAATGTACGCAGCCAAACCAACCTCTACTACTTTTACAGTCGGTAGCGGAGCAAATGTAAATGCTAGTGGAGGAACTTTTATTTCCTACCTATTCGGCACAGTAGCAGGAGTAAGCAAAGTAGGCTCTGTCGTTCATTCCGGAACAACGGATGTTGATTGCGGTTTTTCGGCGGGTGCTAGATTTGTAATGGCTAAGCGCGCAGACCAAAATGGCGATTGGTATTACTGGGACACGATGAGAGGCATTGTTGCAGGTAATGACGATTATTTGTTGTTGAATAGTGATGCTGTTGAAGTCACCAACACTGATTACATAGACCCACTATCTAGTGGTTTTACATTAACGTCTAGCTTTACAGCAGGCACTTACATTTTCTTAGCAATAGCATAGGTGACTTATGGAATTTAGAGTACGTTCAAGCGGTGAACTGAAATCACAAGGTGAAATCCGCAAACTCAATCCAAATGTTTCTTTGCCCAAAGTGTGGAATAGCAACGTCTATGAAGCATTAGGCATTGACCCAGTATTTGATACACCCAAACCAGCCACTACTGGTGATTACAAAGTAATTGTTCGTGACGGTGCTGAACAGGACGCAAAAAATAACTGGGTGCAAAAATGGGTGGAGCGGGATATGTTTTCCGACACCACGGAAGACGGCGTTACTACCACCAAGGCAGAACATGAGGCTGCGTATCAAGCTAGACTAGATGCTGATAAGGCTGAATCAGTGCGGTCTGAACGTGACCAAAAACTTAAAGACACAGATTGGATGGGTATGTCTGACGTTACTATGACAGACGCTTGGAAGACTTACAGGACAGCCCTTCGCGATGTGCCAGCACAATCAGGATTTCCCAACAGCATCACTTGGCCTACGGAGCCTAGTTAACGGGATGTTATATGAAACGTCTATTGGTATTAGCTTTACTGCAAGTATTGCCAGTGCTTGTGTTTGGACAGACGCAGACGGAGATAACTACGACTGCGACTAGTTCTAGTTCGTCCACTAATACTAACAATAATAACAATAGCAACACGAACGATACGACGTACACCGGCACGTCGGTAAACACTAATACCAATAACTCGACCATCAACACAACAACGAATTCAACAAATGCTAATACGAATGTAAACACTACGGACTACACTGGTTTGATTAACAACATCAACACCAATACGTCTAACAACACCAACACCAATACCAATACGAGCAACAACACCAACACGAACGTCAATAACTCTATATCGACGAGCAACAACACTAATACTAACACCAGCAACTCTACGTCTAACTCTACGTCCAATAGCACGAGCTTTACGACAAGCAATAGTGTTAGTGACATTACGGCTATGAACACAAATAACAATGTGAACAACAGCCAAAGTATTAGTGACTCAACTCAGAGAGTAACGCAGAAAGTGGAATCCCCACCGCCCAGCGCAATTGCTCCGTCAATTGGTAGCTCCTACTCCCAAGACCTCTGTACTACAGGTATATCAGGTGCTGTTCAAACACAAATACTGGGCTTATCTACCGGGCGCTCTGTCCGCGATCAAAACTGCGAGCGGATTAAATTAGGTAAGACCTTATACGATATGGGCATGCGTGTGGCTGCTGTATCTTTGATGTGCCAAGACTATCGAGTATGGTCAAGTATGATGAGTGCAGGCACACCCTGCCCGTATGAGGGCAAGATCGGCGATGAGGCGAAACTCTTGTGGGAGGCTAACCCTGACAGGATTCCAGAGCCAGACAGGAGAGTTAGGTGAAACGTCTGACGTTACTCTGCCTGTTTCCGGTGCTTGCCTACGCTGACCTTGATCCGACAGGAATGACACAGGTGATGAGTGGCGTTGACGATAAGGCTGTATCAGTGGAAATGGGCCATACGTTTCCGTGGCTTGATCAAGTCTTTACTCATGCTTGGATGAGTACAAATGGGTTTGTTCTTATGTACAACCCAACTACAGGAATAGGAAGGCAAACGGCCCCGCCATCCGGTTATTGTTGTGATGGCTATACTCACGGGACGGGTATGCCTACTTATATGCCTAATGCTTACGGCCTAAGTAACTTTTCTTACATGATCGCCCCTATGTGGACTGACCTTGATGACACTAGCAGTGCGGCTGATGCAGGGTATTTCTACAAAACAGATTCAGAATCTACTAGTTTCTTGTGGCATAAGGTTAGAGAGTACGCTACCACTAATGAGAATACGTTTGGCTTAACTTTAGATAAAACGGGCGGTTTCAAGTTCGAGTACGAGGATGTAAATGTCAGCTTTCACCATAAGGCGTTTGTTGGCTGGTACGGTGGTAACTTCCCCACAGGTGATGGGTCCGGTAGTCCTTGGACGCAAGAGTGGGAGATGAATGGGTTTACCACTAATGATGTGCAAAACTACGGTGGTAATACAACTTTTGAGCTAAACAACGGTGTTGCAAGCCTGATCATGTCCGCTAGTACGCTAAACCAACAAGGTGGCGGCGATGGGCAACAGTCAGCTCCTCCAACTTACGCAGAGCAGGCGGTAGATGTCGTATTTGGTGATTCGGCTGATGACTTTTTGTACTTAGATCAGCCAGACTCGTCGGGTATGCCGAGAGTGTTGAGTCAAGTAGCTCCTCCGCAGATTTATCAAGAAGCACCACAGGAGGAGATGTTTGGAGGCCCATCTACAGGCGAACCCGTCCGACAAGACCAACAACAACAGCAACAACAGCAACAAACCCCAGAAATTACAGGTGAACCGGCACAGGTCGAAGAAGTTAGAGAAGCTAGGCCAGTTGAGGTTGTAGCAGAAGTTGTTCAGGTGACTCGTGAACCAATACCGGAGCCAGCTCCAGCGCAGGTAGTTATCAGAGCAGAACCTGCCGAAGTCACGGAGCCTGCTGCACAAAGAGAGCCTGCACCTGTTGAAGTGGCAGTAGAGGCCCGTGCAGAGCCAGTTGCTGAGAAGGTAAGTGCAGTTGTTAAACCAGCCGTTGACGTTGTTAGGATTGCATTAAGTTTAACTGGGCAGTCTTACCAGCCTCAGTCATTTGGTATACCGCAAGGCATGGCTATGCCTGAACAAACTATAGATCAAACCGTGGTAGAAATGCAGGAGCAGATTACTCAAGTGGCTGTGGCACAATCAGATCAACAAGAAGTAAATGGCCTAACGCAGCAAGACTTAGCTCCACCTACCCAGATGCAATTTGAGAATGACTTTAATGACGCGATAGCTACCGGGCAGTCTGTCGGACAATTCCTATCAGCGCAGTTGCCAGACTTTAGCCAATTTGATGTTGCTCCACCTAGCCAACAAGAGCAACGTACTGTGCAACGAGCAGAAACGCAGATTCAAACTATGAGTCAGGCTGACGTTCAGCAGAGTTTAGATAGTCAGTTAGAAAATTTAGAGGACACTGGCGGCTTTACAGATCAGAGCCTTGCGGTTTTTCTCCTATCAAACAACCCGGCTTTCTCGCAGTACGACAGCGTTACTCTGTCGGACAGACAACAGTTTTACTCGTCCGCGCAGCCCTACCCAGCGAACAATATTCGGGCAAATCCATTGGGAGTTCTGCGTGTGACGGGTAATTCGGGATATGACGATTTGGTGGATTTACAATGGCAGAGATAGAAGTTGGCGAGGTAAAGCTTTCTGGCGGCAAGTTACTGCTTGTTATACCTTTTTTGGGTAGTATAGGGGCAGCAATGTGGGGCGGTTTTGAGCTGTACCAGCGTTTGTTAGATGCTGAAGAAGCAGTTACTGCCTATGTTTCGCCTGATTTTAGCTCTTATGATGAAGAGCTGGCTGTACTAAGCACTAAATTAGATACTGCCGAAATGTTGATAGCCGCCGTGGAACGGGCGTTAGACCAAGATATTGTTGAGGTAATGAACAACATTGATCGCCTGCAAGCAGATATTGACATAGTTGAGCGCGTTGCAAGAGATACGGATGATTCTGTGGTGCTTGCTACCAGAGAGCTGAGAGACGATGTATACGCCCTAGAAGAGCGGGTCAACGACAGTCTGAGAGACATAGACAACGAACTTCGTGAGATGCGTGACGACTTGGAAGAGCGCATCCAGCGGATACTTGATAATCCCCTAAACGTGGAAGAATGATGGAAATGACAGGCCAGATTGTTGTAAGTGGTGTTGCTGGCGTAGCAGGGTTTTTAGTCATATGGGCCTTTACCCGAGCATACGCAATGCTGGACAAGATTGGGGAAGACCTTAATCGTATTCCTGAGAAATATGTGGCGAAAGAAGACTACCGTGAAGACATACGCGAGATTAAAGAAACACTTGGGGCTATTTGGAAACGACTAGAGAATAAGGCGGAAAAATGAGACTCGATCCTGTATTGCTGAACATGGCCTGTAGCTGGGCAATTAACGCTTACAAAGACCAGAACAAAGATGCCATTAAAATAGAAAGCAAATGGACATCAACTACAGCATATGTGGCGAAGCGTAAGTCCATAGATATTATAGCCTTTAGGGGTACACAGCAGGGCAGAGATTGGCTAACAGACGCGCTCGTAGTCCCCGTGCCATACGCGGGTAGACTGTGCCACGGTGGGTTTGCTATGGCGCATAGGTCAGTTTGGAAAGAAGTTAAGAAACACATAGACCCCAAGAAACGCACCCTGATTTGCGGCCATAGTCTCGGTGGTGCGCTGGCAGAACTGTCTGCCTCTATGTTGAACGGCAAGCACGACAACATAAACTTGATTACTTTCGGTAAGCCAAACGTGTTCTTCAAGGGCTTCAAGAAGCCAATGACGCTGGATAATCAAATATCTTGTGTGCAGGGTAGCGATATGGTGGCTAGAATTCCCCGACTTTGCTACGGCCCCTCAAGCTCACAGACTATGCTGTACTTCAGCAATACCGGCCCTGATTACATAAACCCCAGCAAAGACACCAGAGTTGCTGACAGGGGTGACCTGAAAGACCGGATAGCTGACCACATGATGGACGGCTACAAAGACAGGCTAAAAGAGTTTCTGGATGAGCAAGAGGCACAAGCCAAGAAAGTAGTGCAAATGAACAAAGACAAAGAACTAGCCCGTAAAGAACTGGAGGATATGGCGGATGAAATGTTTATTAAAGATTAGCTTTTTAACTGTTTTCACGTTGTCTAGCTGTACGTCTGTTGAGCAAGTTATGGCAAACAAAGAAATATACTGTAATCAATTTTACAAGGGCGTAAGGGCGGTTGGCCGTGGTGCCCTGTCTGCAACAACCGGCGTTATAGTGCCTGATGTATGTGACACTATAGATACAATTGTGGAAGCTGCGGAATGAAACTAGGCGGCCTACTTAAATCCCTTGCACCTACTATAGCCAGTGCAGCGGGTGGCCCAATGGCGGGTATGGCTGTCAAAATGGCGGCACAAAAACTGGGTATGCCAGACGCCACGGCCAACGAAATTGAAGACCTCATAGAGCGCGAACCCGAAAAGGCAGTATTGCTTAAAGAGGCGGACAAAGAGTTTAAGGATCGTATCCGCGAAATGGAGATCGATTTAGAGTCCTTTAAGACAGAAGTCGAGGACAGAAAAGACGCTAGAGCTAAGTTCTCTGGCGATCTAACACCTAAAGTGTTCTGTATATTGGCACTAATTTTATACGGTGCGTACGTTATGACCGTAACTATACTGCCACACGACCAGAACGACGAGACTATTATTTCGCTAGTATTGGGCCAGCTATCAGGCATTTTAGGCACCTGCGCGGCTTTTTTCTACGGCGGATCAAACGGTAAGAAGTAATATGGAAAAGCTAATTAAGATGCTGAAGCGCCATGAGGGCACAGAAACTCATGCGTACGAATGCTCCGAAGGTAAAGTCACGGTAGGCGTAGGCCGTAATATCGACCAAAAAGGCGGTATGGGGCTGTCTGAGGACGAGATAGATTACCTCCTACAGAACGATATTGAGCGTGTAATAAAAGAGTTAGCCTCAGAATACGCGTGGTTTAACGGCCTTGATGATGTACGAAAAGATGCTATTATTGACATTGCATTTAACCTCGGAGCTACGCGTTTACGTGGCTTTCGACGCGCATTAACCGCTATGGAAGCGGGGAACTACACAGAAGCCTCTACAGAGT